AAGAAAATTCTTGAGGAAATAATGCTTACAGCTGCGGAAGTTGTGTTAAAGTCTGTTCCAGCATCAGCAGACGCAAGCGTAGGTAAATCCTGGGCATCTAAATAGTCATGGAATTTGTAACCATCGAAAAGAATCCTGAAAAAGAAGTGTTCGCTGTGAGGATCAACGGCGTTTACCACGGTGCTGTCACCGGTAAAAATGAAATTTATTTGACTACTGAAAGCTTTGAGTCCCCTTTAAAAGCAAGTAATAACGCAAGAGCGCTTAAGAAAAAACATCAAATTAATGCAGATATTAAAAAATTTGAAACATTTAAGAAAAGTCCAGTAGCAACTAAAATAGTTCGAAGTGTTTACTTATACACCGAAGCCGAAATGGCCTCGATAACCCATTTACGGTTTCGCGAGGCGTGGGTGATCGTCAGCCCCACGGGGGGATTTGTTGTCGATCCCAAAAAACCAGGGATGATTACAGAGTACGTTAAAACAAAAGAGAAAGCGAAAATATTCTCGTCGTACGAGGCAGCAAATTTACGTTTAAAAACTCTGGATATGGTTGTGAAACGTGGGCACTCCCTGCAACGCTTCTTTATTGAAGCCGACAGTTTTAAATAAGAAACTGCTATAAAATAGAAAAAGATAGCTCCTAACGCCCCGTGGCTTTTCGTTTCGCTGGCGGTTTACCCTTAACCGGTTTTGTTGGCAGCCCTAAAGGCTCTCGTGGCTCCCGTCTGGGTCGCGAAACGGCGATGGGTCAGGAAGTATATGGCGGTGGGTATGGGATGGGCAACTACGTAAATATCGAAAACAACCCGATTCAAAACGTCTCCACCATTTCAAACACCGGCAACATTGGTGCAGGTGGTGAACAACCTAAGCCTCCCGCTCCGGAGCCTCCTACTCCTCCTACCCCCACACCGAGGGCTGGTTACACCTCTGATGATGTTCGTTTTACCTCGACTTATTCGGCTGATCTTCCCAGCCAAGCTGCTGCAGGTAAAGCGGCTCAACTTCTAGAGCGGACTATTGGTTCCCAGAACATTAAAGATCAAGGGACTTTTAATAAGCTGTTCGAGCCTCTTTATAAAGATCTGCAGAGTGGCATGGACTACGGCGCAGACATTGATCGTTTCTATAAGGCTGCTCGTACTGCTGGTTACGAACCCTATAAGACCACGCAGACTGATGTCCGCACCGACCTTCAGGGCGCTGAAGGTTACGCTCCTTTCGTGACTAATCTGCTTCAGCCCTCCAAGATGGGCGAATTTTACGATCCCGCTGATTACGGGCGTCGGATTCTTGAGGCAAAGGCTTACTATCGTCCGGGCGGTGTGGGCACTAACCTTTCCGAAATCGGCAACGTTCAAAACGAAATCAACCGTTTAGGCGAAGGTGTCTTCTACGGCAAGACCCAACCCTATAAGGGTGGTTACCGCGCAGGCATTCCCGCCGATACCAAGGATCCGTTCCGCACTTATTACGACGCTTACCTGAAGGGTCTCTGATAAATGCCAGCTAGATACGCGGGGGACATTTTTTATCGTCCCCTTACTCGGGAAGAGGATCGAGACTACGGACAAAAATCCGAATTGGTTCGGCGTTTCACTGATCTCCGGCTTCTAACTCCTGAACAAAAAGAGTTCCAGAAAAAGTATTTGGCTGTCGACAAGTTAATATCAGAACTAGCCTGACGCTAGTTCATTTGAATTTGTGAAAGAGGCAACGCATGAGGCGCACTGCCTCACAGTATTTAAAAATGAAAAACAATTTGAACTCGCCTTAACAAGCTTCGATTCAAACCACGCGCAGGCTCAAGCTTCAGATATCTGTCGTGCGTTGGAAGCGGATTCGTTTTCTCTCAGCTACAAACAAATTAAAGAAGATTGTATGGCTAGGTTATTTAAAAAATTAGCTTTCAACGATTTTGAGTCAAAAGTCTGTTCAGGTTGGGACGGAAAATATACAAACGGTGTTCCCTGTGTATACATATTCGGCAAACGAATTTACGTAAAAAACTTAATTCTTAGATATTTAGATATACCTAAAGACGAAACAGTCACCAAAAGCACCTGCCGCTGTAAAACCTGTATAAACCCGTATCACTTCATGTATCTCGATGGAAGAAATAGCAAACTTTCGTGCGGTGACTTGAAACTGCTCCTAGCGTACCGGGGCCAAGGGACCTCCATTGAGAAGGTCGCCCAGGCTTTTAACGTCCATCGCTCGACTCTTTACCGACGCTTAAAAAATGAACGTCTTTCTACTGGGACTTCGGGTCACAAATGAAGTCGAAGAAAGTGGAGATGTAGCCAACGTTCTGGCTGAAAGTCTTCCTTCAAACGACAAACGAGTTGCTACTAAAGTGCAACTCCTCCAAAACAAAAATCATTACGTAGGCAAACTTCTATCGAATCTGAAGAAGGACGATACTGTGCTTGCTTTGGGTCCCACGCGGGCTACGCCTGATGGTGTTCTCCAGATGCAGCCAATCCTGATCGTCACCAAAGAAAATTTCGAAGATCTTCTTGCGGTCAATTTGTTTATCGCCACTGGCGGACTTGGACCCAAAGTTGAAGAAGTTGAACTGAACGACACAACGGTCGCAAACCGTTCGCTCGCTTGGCAGACTGAAGAAAAAGAAACCGCATGGTTCAAACTAACTGCCTGGGGAGAACTGTCTGCTCAGCTTGCCGACCTTGCTCCCGGAACACCAACAATCGCAGTCGGTAAAGTTTCCACCAGTGAAAAAGACGATAAAAGCTATTTAAACTACACCGTGGACAAGGTTCTTTACCTGCCTAAGTCCTCTAAAACAGCCCCTAAAAAAGCTGCTGATCCTGAAAAAGGAAAGGTAGCTGCTGCTGCCCTCGGTTCGATCGACTTTTCCCTCTGATTCTGGAGCCCTCTAATGGTTTTTATCGCCGGTCATTTTTCGGAAGACGAAATTCTCTGTAATGTTCCTCCGCACACCTTACGTATAGATTTACAGGCTCGTCGTTGGAAATCCGACGTTGACCCTGACAGCGCCGTTGTCGATAAAAATGACAATGGTATCCCCATTGAATTTATCCTGCTTGGTTTTTCCCCGTTCTTCGGGAACTTGGGGATGCGCAATCAAGAAGAGTTTCTCCGTATTGCATACATCGGTGTAAGTCCCAACCACAGGCTTCTGCCTCCACGTTGTGTGACAACCTCGATGATCTCTGGTAAATCGTCTCAGAAGAATTTCATAAGTTACTTCCAGACGCTTTACAACAACCGTATCAACTGTGCGTCAGTGATCACCGCGACTAAATTTGTTACGCGGAGCTTCAACGAAAGAGATCCCGTCACAGGTGCGGACGGGGCAAAAATCAATTTCAACGCACTCGAATTTTCGGATCGTCCTGCGGCATCCGATGCAGAAACCAAACTTATTGAAGATGTCAATGCGTGGCTCACGGATAAGGGGGCAAACCTCATCGCATCAGCGCTCAAGTCTCACATTCCTGGATCGGATCTGGTTGAATTACCACTTGGGACAGATCATGCGGAGATTAAAGCGCGATTTGCTGAAACGCACCCATCCGGAGCTCAGGCTTCACTGGCCTCAGCTCCTGCTCCTAAAGCTCTGCAGTCTGCTGCTGTTGAACCAGCCGACACCGATGAAGGACCGTCGGTTCCGAAAGCTAAAAAGACGGTACAGCTAAGCGAAGAACAAGCTAAGGCGTTAGGTATCGACTTCTAATGTCGATATAATTAATAAGGACATGGTGAGGCGGCTTGCGCAAGCCGCCTTTTTTATGTCAACTCAGTTTCAGTTTGATCTGGGTGACAAGCTGTTTTATCTTCAAACAGATCTGTAATCGGAGGGAGCTCCACGCCGTTCCGGGCGCACCAAACAATGAGGTTACTAAAGAGTCGGTTGCGTAACAGGTATTGCTGGTGAACAGAATCAAATATTTCAATCAGTTGCTCTTTGTCTAACTTCTTGGCGTCCATCATCACCCGCTGATGTAGGAAACTCTGTTCCGTTCCAAGCCAAGCGATGTTTAACACAATCTTCAGGTGCAACAACGCCATTTTAGGAATACGGCCCATCGACAACCTGAAGAGAAACCGCTATGCTCCGTTCGATCTGACCATGATCATTAATGCAGGACTTTTACAGCATCCCGGACGGGGTGACTCACGCGCTTATAAAACACACTTACATGACAGGCTCCATCTTGGTTCCGTACGACCCTTTGGGGATTCTGTCAGATCAACTCCGCAGTCACAATTTTCAAGTGACACGGAATGAAAGTCAGGAAAACTTAACTGACCCGGTTTGGTGGGTTTCCGAAAAGCAAAAAAATTACGACTGGGTTGTTGCCTCCACGATGGGTCTGACTGACCTCAGTGAATACATACTTGAGTATGGTATGCAAATTGCCGTAGAGGGCATTGCAGTTTTAGACCGACTTTCGTTTATTGAACCTGTGGCCCGCAGGCGTAATTTTCTGCTGAAGCATCGGATGTCAAACATGGTCGTGTTGAACCCACGTCCGAAGTTCCGAGCCATCGGTTCGACTAAAGACTCGGTGACAAGCTGCTGGTTCGTCTTCCAGCATCCCGACAAATGGCGGGATAACACACAGATCTCTTTCGGCCTAAATTGGGACCGCGTTGATCAACTTCCTGCGTTACCGGTATGAAATCCAGATCTCAAAAGTTTGAAAACTTCCAGCGTTTGGTGATCGAAAACCTCCAAGCCACAAACGAAAAGCTCGATAAGATCTGTGCGTTGCTCATATCCAATCAGCTTTTGCAGGAATGCGTGTCACCGGAAGGTCAACCACGCTCGGCAGAGGACTGTGCGGAAATTGTCAACGATAGTTTTTGCGCAGGCATGTGCCTGTCGGAAGAGCTGAACGTCCGCTCGAAAGAATTTGATTATCAAAAATCTGAATTCTTTATTGAATCAGATGAGGATGAAGATAATATAGAAGATATGGATGAAGACGAAGAAGATGATGAACCTCCTACCCGTCCGACAGTTTCAATGAAGTTTTAGTTTATGCCACTAAACTTGGGTTAATTTGACACAGGTTTGTGTCCCAAACTAGATTAACCCTTAACGGTTTAAGGCACTACAACTGCTCTGGAGTTCCTGTACCGCTCGCATCAGTAACGAGTATTCTTTCCGCTACTCAATCGGAAGACACTCAGAAAAAACTGGCGCATTGGAACCTGATGAATCCCGGGGCTGCGGATAAAGCAGCTGAACGGGGCACATGGATCCACGGCGCGGTGGAAAACTATATACGTGGTCTAGACGTACGTCCACCGCGTGACTACGAACCGTACTGGACGGACATGCCTCAGAAGCTCGATGAGCTTTTGGAAAACGGAAAAGTTCTCTGGAGTGAAAAGCCCTACAACCAACCGCAATGGTCTAGGTACGTTGGAGAAGATGGAGTAGGTCGCATACACTACTATGACGAAAAAACAAAACAAGGTTGGGCTGGCTGCTGTGATATAATTTATAAAGACACAAATGGTGAAGTCATCCTTGGTGACTTCAAAACCTCTAACGGTCCTTACAGCGCACGCTTTCCAAAAGCTGGTGCCGCAATTGATGATAGGACAAGAAAAGCTCTTATTTCGGGAGTTTACAAACTTAAGAAAACACAACTGCAACTAGCTGCCTATAAAATTGCCGCTGAAAGTTGCTTGGGCATAAAGATAAATAAAACACAAATTATCGTGTCCACAGCGGTCCCCGGATTTTCAGT